ACGGCTACGGCAACGGCGACGGCAACGGCTACGGCGGGTAGTTATGGGTCCAAATAATCTGACTGAGTTTTTCTTAGGGTTTTTTAATCTAGTTATAATGCTCGCCTATGTCGGGTTTTTAATGTTTTTATTTAACGTGGTGTTTTCATGAACATAGCTATAATTGTAGGAAATCTGGCACAAGACCCAGAAATTAAAAAACTTGGCGAAAAATATGTGGTGACTTTAAGGCTTGCAACAAACGAGGGGAATCTTGCAACCGAATATCACACAGTTAAAGTCTACACAAAATATACCGCCAAATTTGCAGACTACCAAAAAGGTGACCTTATAATGGTTGACGGATCTGTACAAAATCGCTCGTATGAAGTTGAGGGGAACAAGCGATGGGTAACAGAGATCAACGGCAAAAAGGTAGCGAAACTAAACAAAAGGCCGAAAACAGAAGAATGGTAGTACTAGCTACCGACATTCTAGACGGCAAAGTGTTCACCTCACGACATCTCTGGGTCTTGTGCCAGGGCGATGAAAACAAATGGCTAAACCTAATGTCATCTGTTTTTAGCTCTGAAAATGTTGCAAATCGGTTAAAAGAATTAAAAGAATTATACGTGTCTGATCTTTTTGAAGGTGTGATATTTTATCAATACATCGACAAATCACAAATACCGTTTGATAAGGAAAATGTTACAGAAACGCATATTCCTTTATTTAAAGAAATAGAATTCATCTATGGACAAGATGTCAAAGATCTTGATAAAAACCTAACGACTATGTATAAAGAGCGCCTCAACTAGAGGTGTGTGGTGGATAAAAAGTCATTAATAGCGTTGGCCAAAGAGTCAGCCGAAATCGAACGTATAATCATCGAAAGTGAAGGCGAACTAACGCCAGACGTAGAACAAGCCCTTGCGGTCAGTGAAATAACTTTACCCGACAAGGTTGAGGGCTATCACAACATTCTAGAACGTGTAGAGTTAATGACTGAGCATTACAAGCGACAAGCTGAGTTTTTCGCTAAACTTAAAAAATCATGTGAAAACTTTGAAAAGGCTTTAAAAGAAAACATTAAAACCGCCATGCGCATAACAAAAACCGACGAAATTCAGGGCAATACAATTGTTTATAAATTATGCCCATCGACGCCAAGCCTAGTCGTGTTTGACAAAGAGGCGTTGCCGGCTGAATACAAAAAACAAGTAGTTGAAACCGTGGTCGACAACAAAAGAATTAAAGAGCATTTAAGTGCGGGCTTAAGCGTTGATGGGGCCAGACTTGACCCAACCGACTCGCTACGAAAGTTTGGTAAAAAAATATGATCTTTAGAATTATTTTTTCGGTTTTTACTTGGCTTGGCTTTGCGGTTTTTATTCGCTTGCCGTTAATTTTAATTGGCTTTGTCACTGTGCCCTTGGCGCTTTTGTTTCGGGCTTATCGACAAGAAGAGAGTCGTTATCACGTGGGCCGTCCTATCTACGTTTTTACGTGGCCATTTATGCTGCCATGGAACAACCCAGAAGATGGGTTTTGTTATAGCGGTTATTTTAACAATGGTTTTATTTTAACTTCACTTCGCTGGACGCTGATTAGAAACCCAGTCAATGGCTTGCGAGAGGTGCCTTTTTTATCGTGCAAAATTGAGCCGACAAAAGTGCGCCATGTTGGTTCGCTTGACGACATAAAGCTTTACGACACAAAAATAGAGCAATGCTTTTATTGTTGGCATGGGCTTTACTCATGCTTTTATTGGCAATTCGATTTTTACGGTTTACGCAGACTTTGGATCGGTTGGGCCTTATATCCGCAAGATAGTTTAGGATTAAGCCCGACAAGTTATAGAAGATTTGGCGCTGGGTTTAAAAGTCAGTTTAAACGTGTGAAATAATTTACTGCCCTAGTGGTTTTGTGGTTTTGGGTTTGGAGAGGTCGAATTAGAGGTGAGTATGAAAATCTTGGATATGTCAGCTGGCAATCGGGCGATATGGTTTAATAAGACCCACCCGTCAGCTGTATACTTGGATAAACGCGAAAGTGTTAAGCCTGATTTTATTTGCGACACAAAAAGCATACCCGAAAATGTAGGTAAAGATTTTGACCTGGTGGTTTTTGACCCGCCTCATTTAAACACTGGCAAAAATTCAAACATGGCGAAAGTTTACGGGCATCACACGACGCAAGAAATTTTGTCCACAATCGAAGGATCTGGCAAAGAGGCCCATAGAATTACAAAAGAAAATGCGTTGATGGCCTTAAAATGGAATACGCACGACATAAAATTGGATCGAGTTTTTAAACTGTTGCCTGATTGGGAGCCTCTTTTTGGGCACCTAACAAAAGATGGCCCAAGATCACAAACTTATTGGGTGATGCTTAGGCGTTTAACCACCCCGACAAGCGAAGAGGCGTAAATGAGCTACGAAGAACGTTTAAAATTTTGGATTAACTTACTTGAAATGGAAGTCGAAGCCTTGCGCTCAGTATTGTCAGAATGCGACAGCGATAAATTGGAACATACGCAGATGGTAAAAGCTAATGCGATTGAAGAACTTAAGAACTGTTTGGTGCGACCATGACTAACCTTCGCGACTGGCAGAAAAAGGCGAGAAAAGAAGCTGAGGTCGCGGCGTACGCCGAATTAGGCCGCACCACGCAAGCCCAAGTGCAGGGGCTTGTAGAAAAGTTGGTGAAAGATGAAAGTTAATCTGGATGATTGGAGAGATGCAGAAATGAGTGACGATAAAAAACCAATGAAATACGCCTACAATAAAATTACAAAAAAGTTTTTAGAGTTAGGCGATTGCCCGCATACAGGCGCGTTTGACGCCTTTTACTTAGATCCCGGGTGGATTGTGCTAAGGGATTACTTAGAGGCTGGGCGAACTATTGCGGCGCTTAAAAAAGAAAATGAAGAGTTGAATAAAAACATACAGCTTTTGGCGCACACAAATAAAGTCATGTCAGATGAAGTTTGTCTTTACATAAAAGAAAACGCCTCACTCCGCGCCTCGTTGAAATTGGCGGTTGAGGTCATAAAGTCTGTTATGTTAACATCAAGCGAAGGCAGTGAAAAGCACGAATGGTGCAAAGATGTTTTAGAGGCAATAAACGCCAAGCATGGTGACATCAAATAGAACATAGGCTTTGATTTATAAATGAAGCCTGACTTTTATATTTACTTGCCAGTCGATAAACACATTTCAAAAAAAAACAATCGCCCAATATGGCGCGGCCGCATTGGCAAATCAAAAGATTTACAAAATGCCGAAAAATACCTAACCCTTGCGTTTAAGTCGCGCAAAAACGAATTAAAACTAAACACTTTACGTGGCGACATCTGGGTCATATTTAGGTTTTATTTTAAAAACTATCACACAAAACAGGGCGTCCGATCTGACCGGGTCAATGACTTATCTAACCTCTACGAATTGCCACAAGATTGTTTACAAGAGGCCGGCGTTATAGAAAATGACTCAGACATTGTGTCTCACGATAGGTCGCGAAGATTGCCAGGCAAAGAAAACGCCCTTGAAATAGAAATTTATAGTTTTAAAGAGTTTGAGCGCTTACCAACGCAAAGCACATGCCCAGTTTGTCAGTGCGCAATGCCGCCGATGTAACCCAAGAATAGCGCTGTTACAAACCAAGGCCAAATTTGCTTTTCTTCCGCTTCACACGGCACCGGGTTTTGATCTTTGTAACGACACACGTCTAGCTCTTGTTTGTAGTACATGTAGCGCTCGTGTGGAACTAAAACGCCATTCCACGGAGCTTCGTCATTCGTTTGAAGTATTTTTTCTTGCGGCCCAATCTTTATTTGACTGATCGACCACGGACTGAACGTCAGTATTACGGTAATGATCAGCAATAGCGTCCAGATCTTTTTTCCATTTTTCTTCTCTAAGTCGTCTAATCTCATCGTTTAAACCCTTATTTCTATTCCATAAAATGGCGGCCCATGTGCAAAGCATAAACGTCAAACCTGAAATGACGATTGTCACGAAGCTACTCAGCAACGCCATTTTTCTTTGCCAGAACATTCATGCCGGAATATAACGCCACAAGTGACGAGCTGGCACCTAAAACCATCATTAAAATTTCGTCGCCAATCTCAAGTTTTTTGTAAAGAATTGGCAAAACCAGAACGATTAGCGTTTGCACGACCGTAAGAATAAATTTGCGACTACCCCACTTCATTTTTAACCCCTAAAGCTATTTTAAATTTATCAACATATTGTTGGTTAACGTAAAGCCCATCTTTTTTTCTAGGGCTTCCGGCGTTGTATGCCGCCACAGCATCCATAGTATAATTATATTTACCGAGTAGTTGGCGAAATTTTAAAAGACCATACTTAAGGCCAATTTCAGGACGTGTTAACGTAAGTAAGCTCTCGGTTAAACCGCTCTCACGCGCAACCGCTCCCATGCACTGCATTAAGCCAAAAGATGTACATTGTAATACGTTTTCAGTTTCAAATGTGACGCCGTTTAGTTTTGAAAAGTATGCGGGTTTGTAAATCCATTTGTAGTAAGGCTCATATCTAGCGGCCCACGCATCCCAATTACTTTCGATTTGTATAATTGCACAAATCCAGTCATAGCGAATGTTCATTTCTTCTGACATTTTTATAGCTAATGCCTGCAAATCTTCTTTTGTCATATCGATGTTTTTTTATCTTCGTCAGTTTCGCGTGGATACTCATCTTGTGGTTTTGGCAAATAACTATCTGCATGACGCTTTCGTCTTTTTTTAAGAGAGTCTGACAAAACGTCCTTTTCAGGGTTTTTTTTTGGATCATAATCGTCTTTCAATAAAAATGAGTTGTCAATTGACGCGAAATTATTCATCTTCTTTGGTCCCCAATAACCCAGCCGCTCGCGGTGCCGTAGAATACTTAAGTCGCGACTTAACCTCTGACGCCATTTTCTCGATGTCCGTTCGTGGCATGTTTTTGTTTAGTTCACGATTTATAACCTTAGAATAATAACCCTTAAATTTGTCAGGGTTATCTAAAATATATTTTCTGGCACTTGCTGACAACTCGGTCCACCAACGTGTAGGGCTAAATGGTGTAAACGCGACAAACTCACGGCCCTCAGGTGTGCCGCTTGGGCCAACCTTTTGATATGTGGCGTTGTATACGGTCTCGATGTCTTTTAAAGCCTGATCGGCCTCTTTACCAAAGATTAGCTCTTTAGCCTCGGGCGACATTTTTCTAGCATTACTGACAAGCTTAGAAATTGAAACCTCACCCTTGGTCACCGACTTATTGTATATGTCTGCAACCTTCGCTTTTCTCATAACTTCAAACGACTCAGGAAATTGTTTTTCTAGCGCTTTTAAATTTTTAACATTTGATGGGTTAAATAATTTTGATACAAACTTCTCATCTGGCATTGATTCCATTTTGCGAATAAAATCACCATAGCTTTTTACGTTACCCATACCAGACGCGCGGCCAATCTCTTGTAAATCTTTAGAAACCTGAGAGTAAATTTTATTAGCCTTTTTGATCTCGCCGATCATTTCTTTGGCCACAGACCGGCCATGCTTAGGGTTTGCCGCCGCATCTAGAGCCGATCTTGTAATAGAGTTTTGTTCTAATTTGCTTAACCGTCCGTACATTTCGCCAGAAACCTCTCTCATTGTTGGCGATAGATTTTGATCACTAAACTGCTTGCCGACATACGACCTTAGATTGCGCAACTCTTCTAAGCTTTTAACCGATCTTAAGTTATCTGAAATTTGTCTAGCAAAGCCGGCCTCTTGTGACCCCTTAATTTTGGCAAATGGTAGGCCTTCAATATTTCGTGCAATTCTCTCGCTACTTTGTGGCGAAACGACAATGGCCCGAGCGTCGCCCTCAAGCTTTTTGTAAATCTCTTGCGCCGGCTCTACGTCTTTTAATATTTTCGCCTTGGCTGACTCTTTGGCCCGACCGGCCATTTGAATTTGTGACTCTGCCGTTTTGCCAGATGATAGCGCACCCTCACCGGCCGACTTTAAACCCTCTTGAACGTTTTCTAATTGTGTCGCTACCTGTTGGCCTGAATTTGTTGGCGTTTGCGCTAGACCTGATTCCATTTTTTGTACAAATTTATCGTCTGTTAGCATTCCACGAGTAGGCGTAACTCCAAGGCGCTCACCGGCTTCGGTAATTAGCGGGGCCGTTTCTTTGGCCGGTGCGCCCATGCGACCTAAAATCCGCTCGGCCGGTTCTTTTACATACTTGCCAACCATGCCCGCGCCCTTGCCCACTAACCCGCCGACGCCCGCGCCGGCAGCTTCAAACGCGGCCTCTTTTATTGGCCCGGCATATATATCTTCTCTTGTTTTTTCATCGCCCAACATCGACTCGCCAATATTTTGTAACGCCTTACCACCGGCCGCGCCCAACATCCCGCCGCCCAAAATGCCGGCTGGGTTTAATGAAAGAGACCCAATGGCCCCACCGGCCAAAGCGCCGGCGGCAGGCAGTGCTTTTAAAGCACCGCGACCGTATCTTTCAAGAGCGCCCATTTCTGGCACCGCTGACTTTGCAAGATAAGCGTCCGGGTCAAACCCGCCAGATTTTTTAGCTAAATATTCGTCAGGGTTAAAACCGCTCATTATTGACCCAGCCTTTTCATAATTTCTTTTGATCGTGGGTCATTAGGGTTAGATTGTGCCCACTGCATAGCTTGTTGATCCTCGGGCGACATTTGTTTAGCTTGCGCCTGTTGTGGACTTATACCCTGACCGACCAAACCTTGTTTTTTTTGATATTCAAAAGCGCGACCGGCCTCTTGTTCGATGCCCTGAGTTGCTGCCATTCTATTTTGGCGTTTTTGTTGTAAAACTTCCGGTGTATCGCCAACTCGAGGAAAATATTGTAAAGCTGCGTTTTCAAATTCGCCTGGGCTAATTGCGGCACCTGACTCACGTCGCAAAACCGAGTTGATAAAATTGCGCTCGGCTTGTTCTTGTTGTCCTGACTCTTTGCTTTTAGCGACCGGCAAAAATCCACTTACTTTAGACCGAATACCCTCACCAACCGAAGCCCGGTCATAACCGCCTGACTCAAGTTTGTTAAAAATGTTTTCAGAGTCTTGCATACGCTTTGCAAACGTGACGGCTTTTCGCTCGCCTTCGGTGCCCCGGGCCTTTTCTTGATTTTCAGTTTGCAGGTTTTGAAGCTGCATTTGCTTAATTAAGCCATGCATTGGGTCCGAAGCTTGTCGCGCTTGCATAACCGACTCATTAACGTCAGCGCCAATAATTCTAGTGCCGGCTTCATCGTATTTTGGCAAAAGCCCGGACTTGTAAAAATCGGCCTCAAGTGATTGCTGACGAAAGGCCCGATCGGCCTCAGACTGTGCTAACTGGGCGTCACGATCTTTTTTACGCTCTGACGCTTGAAAGTATGAACCGATGCCTTGTTGTAGGGCGTTTATCAGCCCTGGGGTATAGTCAGCCATTAGCCACCTCCCAATAGTCCACCAACGCCGCCGCCGATACCTGCGCCCACGGCCCCGCCAACTCCGGGCGCAATCATATTGCCTATAACCGCGCCGCCGATGGATCCAGCTATCCCGCCGATGCCGCCTTTGCCGGCACTTTTGCGTGCTTTACGTTCTGCCGCTCGCTGTTGTTCGGCCGCTTTGGCCCCCATAATACTACGTGCTCGCATATCCATTAATTGCTGCGGTTCCACCATGCGCTCGGCATATTCAAGCGGCATGTTTCTTTGACGAGAGTCTGATATGTCGCCCACCTGCTCGGCACTTTGCGCTTGAAGTTTTTGTGCAAGCCCGCCAGACAACGCCGGCCCACCGCCGCCAAAGCTGGTTTTATTTTGTGATAAATAATCCATATATTTTTGCCGCATAGCCTCGGGCGACTCAGCCGCCGCACGGTCTAGATACAATCCTAGTGCATTTTTAGACGTGGCTAATTCATCCTGGCCTGTTTTAAGTTTTTCGCCAAACTTCATGCTAAACCCCCGTAATTTTTATAGCTTCCACCACTTACAACTTGCTGCCCCGGCTGTTGAGTTAACTTGCCGGCCTGGCCACCCAAATAACTACCCGCCGCCTGACCGATCAACCCCATATAGCCGGCCTGATTACTCATCAAACCCTGAGTTGCACGATCACGTGCCTGTTGCACACCTTGAGAATACTGAGATTGTGCCTCTGATAAATTGGCGGCTGATTTAAGCGGATTAACCGCCATAGACTGCGCTGCCTTTTCTGCCCCGCTTGCTATGTCACCGACACCTTGCGTGTATGCCGACTGCGCGCGATTAGCGGCCTCACCCTCGCTTTTTTGTCGTCGACCGCTGTACAACATACCCCTTGCGTTTTCGTTGGCCTTGATCGTGCCACGCGCTTCGGCTAATTGTGATGAAAGTGATTTTTTAAGAGCGCCGGCCTCTTGTTGAACGTATGTAGGAAGGTTTCGTCTGAAATCATCGGCCGCGCTTAGTTGATTTTGTTGTAATGTCTTTTGTTGAGCGGCCGCGTTGGCTCGCGTTTGATTGCGCGAATATAGCGCATACCCGCGGTCGCCCTCAGTCATAAACCGAACAATGTCTTTTAGCTCGTTTTCAGCCGCCCCACTATTAAGGCCGCCCGTTCTGTATTTAGTGAGTTGAGCCATAAGCTCTGGGCTTTTTTTAAGAGCATCCAGCATGGCGCCTGAGTTTCGCTGTTTAAAGCCGCCAACGTCAACGCCCTGGCCAAACATATACTTGTTAAAAGCCGCGCGAAGTTTTTTATCATTACTGGCCTTCATGCCGGCGTTTGGTATATTCACTCTATCCCCCTAAAATAAAAACACTCTTGCGGTGCCGATTGCAGAACTGCGCAAATAAGCAAAAGAGTTGTCGTTTGCCCTTGTCGCGTCGTAAATAACCATTTCTGCACTTAATCCACATACAAAATAATTTTGCGGCACAAACGCCAGTTGGTGTCTCACTTGCGTGTCCGTGTTTGCGGCCGTGAATTGAACCGTTACAAGCCCACCTTTTAAGTTTTCACTAACCGCAACGTTCTTGTTAATTACAGAGTATATGTCTTTTAAAAAAATAGTAATGGCGGCCATTTTTTGGTCTGGGTCCTCAATATTGTCAACATTCCACCAATTTCTAGGAAGCGCCATTATACAGACCTCAAGTAACGACTTTCTAACGTGTAACCATTCACTATTATCGACTGAGACGATTGAATAATAAACTCGACAGATAAACTTTTTGCCGATATTCCAAAATCAATCCTCTCTTGAAAAGATGAAACATTCAAACTCGAAACAACCGAAGCCGAATCGGAGTAATTACTATAAAATCTTATGGTTACACCCTGGGTAGACCCAACCTCAGAGTCTATAAAGAGCCTGCGCCAAATTTCTTGAGTACTTTCGCCCAAACGCTTATGAAATCTTGTTTGGATAATCAGCGTTATCGCACTACCAAAGTCTGTGTTGAGCGAGTCATTAAACCGAGCCAAAGACTGAACTGATGCCCCTTGCACAAAATAAGAAATGTCTTGTGTGGTAGATCCATAGCTAAGTAAATCGGACCCAGTTTCAGCGTCTATTGCTACGTTATCGAAAATAGTCCAAGATTTTACAAAATAGTCATAAACAAAGCACCGTTGGCCGGCGCAAAACCAAACCTGATTTTTTGACTTTAAATGAAACCCTCGAAGTATAGATTTGTCGACAAGATCTAGGTAGTCACCTATTGGCTCAGAAACTATTTTAATGTTTGAACCGTCATATTCGGCTATGCCCTTTTTATCGATAAACCACAGTTTGTTTTCAAACTGCGCGACACCTTTATTGTTTAAACAGCCAAATTCGACAGACAACTCTCTGACTTGAAATGTTTCTTCGCTAGACCCGCGAAGCTCATACATTGAGTTACCTTTAAAAATTATAAGTGCGTCTTGAAACTCGGCTAGCCCAGTTATAACGTCGCCAAACGTTGATTTTACCTGAAAGAAGTTTTCAGGCTCAGATGCGTCAGGCTCACCTAGGTTTGAATAATAAACCGTGTTTTGTTCATTGCTAGAACCATTTTGGCCGGCCCAGAAAAGAAAATTATTGTAAGACTCGGCATATTTGACGGTAAAACCAAAAGACTGTTGCTTAAAATCATCAAATTGATCAACGGTCAGGTTATCAAACTCTGCATGATACATCGTTACGCCGGCTGAAGTGGTTAAATAAAACCCAACTGGATTTTGATACAATATATTGGTCAGCCCAGCCGCTTGCCGAGCTAATGCCGGCACCACGAGGCTTATTGCTGATCCCGGCGGCACCGTAAACCCAAAAATAACCCAGCGGCCCTCAGAAACCAGTGTGGACCCACGGCTTGTTATTAAAAACCTAGAGTTAAGCGTTAGCCCGGCCGCAAACACTTTGCCCCCGGCTCTTTCAAACCCCAACTCTGTTTCAGCTTCACTAGCCTCAATTAAAGTTGTCATGCCGCGAGCATATATAAAGGCGGCGGCAAAAGTGCCAGACGGTATTGTGGCCGTTGGTCCGTCTGTAATGTTTGTGTTAAACGTAATGCCGGCCCCGGCTAAATAAGTAGTGAATTGACCCAAGCGATAGTTATACGAAAGAGATCCGTTAAAAACCCCGGATACGGTGCCGTTTACAAAATACAGCCTATCATTTATTGCTTGAAAATCTATTACGCTAGCCAAAGTGTAGCTTGTCGATAACGACGCATAAATTAACGAAGGCCCTTCGGCTGTATAAAGATTAGACCCGGAGTCAAAAACCCTAAAACTTGCGCCGCTTGTTTGTAAAAACTGATATAAGTTTGCGGGCTTTGTTATAAACGTGGCGCGTGAAAACGTTGTCCCGACACCAATCCCAGCCCGCGAAGTTAAAGCACCGGGCCTAACAAATGTGTAATTTCTTAAGTTTAAAAACTGCGTGTCTGGCGTTTTATAGGTTGATACAATCTGGTTTATTCCACCCAAATTGTTGTACTGCTCTTCTTTTAGTTTTTCATAGGCCATTATACAGACCTCAAAAATCTAGACTCTACCGTGTAACCGTTTACCGTTACCGCAGTCGATGCCTGAATGACCCATTTAAAAGACATGCTTTTTGCCGACAATCCAAAATCAAGTCTATTTTGAAACTGATTTGTTGAAAACCCGCGCGTTAATGAAACGTCAGAGTCATAGTTTGGTAAAAAGCTGACCGTACAGCCGAGCGTTGTGCCGTTAGTATCAATGTCTAAAAATAATCTACGCCAAATTTCTTGAGTACTTTCGCCAAGGCGCTTGTGATAGCGGCTTTGTATTAATAGCGTTATCGGCAAGCCTCTGTCTGTATTTAATGAGTCATCAAATCTAGTAAAAGACGTAAAACTTGAGCCTGTGCTTATAAAGTTTATCGCTGGCGTTGTCGCGCCCGCCTGTATTAGTGCGGCCCCAAGATTGTTTTGTATTTCAAGCCGGTCATAAATAGTCCACGCATTTACGTCATAATCAAAAACAAAACACTCGTTACCAAAACAAAACCACACTTCATTTCTGTCTTTAACATGAAACGCACGACATTTTGATTTATCAACTAAGCTTAATTTTTGTTCAACAGCATATGAAACGATAAATGTATTCGGGCCGTTGTATTCACAAATTCCCTTTTGATCACAAAACCAAAGCTTGTTTTCAAATGTGACGGCCCCTGTGCTATTTACGCACCCATACTCATGAGTCATATTTTTTAAACTTAAATTTTGCGGGGCATCGCCATTAATTTCATGAACAGAGTTATTTTTAAACACGACAAGAGTGTCCTGAAACGTAATCATGTTTGTTATAACGTCGCCATTGTCTGTTCTTATTTCTACAAAGTTTTCAAGCTGAACCTGATAAGGCGCTCCCAGATCTGAATACCACACGTTAGATGTTTGAGACGAAAACCCACCCATAAAAAGCATATTTTTATATGTCTCTAAATATTGAGGAACTAAAGTAAAGTGCGGTATTGTCTGGTATTCAGTGTCGAAATTAAAATCTTCAAATAAAATTTCGGGGTAATTGTATTGCGTCGTATCCAAGTTGCTAGGGGCTGTAAAAAAATCTGCCTGGCCCGGCCTCTTGATTTGCATTATGATGCCAACGCCGTAAGCCTCTGCCGCGTTTGTGTATCCGCTGACATACCAGCCGTTTGTTGCGATTGTTGCGGCCGTGTAATAATATAAAAGCCCGCCAATACCAGTTAGTGTCGTGCCGGTTGGTTCGCCTAAAACACCGTCTTTTATGTACGTGTATCTAAACGCATAGGTTCCGGGGTTAATAATGTATGTTGCGCTATAGTCGATCAGCCCGGTAATAGTTGTGACGAACCTGGCCGCGCCTGGGCCATACCACCCGCCCGCCTGAGGTATAGAATAAAGACTTGATATTAAAGTAGGCGCTGATAAATAAACATTTTGAAAGGTTCTACCATTAGCGAAATACATTTTATTATTTGCCGTTACAAAATCTACACTTGCAGACGTTGTTACATTTGCGGTTAAACTTTGCGCAAAAGCGACAGGCGGCGAAGATAAATAAAAAAGCGTTGGCCCAACATCAAAAACAACAAAGCTTGAACCGCTACCACTTATAAACTGATACATAGATTTTGGCGGTATTAAATACGTGGCGAGCGCCAAGGATGCAAAGTCAGCGGTGCCAGATCTTGAAGTTAAAGCGCCCGGCCGCTCAAAGCCATAATTACGAATATCTAAAAACTGGTTTGGGCCAGTTTGATATTTGGAGGATTTTTCATTAATCCCGCCAGTGTTATCGTAACTCTCTTCTTTCAGCTTCTCGTAGGCCATTAGTACCCAGCCGTATAATCATCATCCTGAGTTTGCACTATAGTTCGAGACTCATCCACGTTGCGCTCTTCTGCGTCTTGCTTAAATAGCTTTTCAAAGTATTCTTTTTTATTGAGCATTGCGCCAGGGTCACGACCGTCTTTGTATAACCCATCGAGTGTGGCCAAAACCGCTATATATTCGTGATAGTCAGCCGGGACGTCAGGCAAATCAGCGTCGTTAACCATATCAGCCGCGCGGTATAAATAAGTTAAACGTAAAGTTTTAGCCGCGTCAGGGGCCGGCACCACAACAACCTGATCACCCTTAAAATAATAAGTCTGTGGCGTGCCAGTTCTCTCAGGCATCAAATCTTGCTGGTTTTCTGTTATTTTAACCAATCTCTGACAGTCTTCGTTTTGAAACGTAGTGCCAGACAAAACCACCTCAAGACGTGACAACTTTTTAAAGTCAGTTGGCAGCTGATACTCTCGCTGATATTGAACCAAGGTTGTTTGCACAACTTTTCTGTAATGACCCTCAAACGCTTGTATAACCATTTTCTGGGTTTCGCGTTGGGCGTTATTTAGCCACGTTTTGACTTCACTTAAAGTAAAATAGCCGTTATTTGTGTCATCAAGCCACGAAGAGACTAAAACTTGCAATTGAACAAAAGTCATCGATTACCTTCCTTAGCAATCTTCAATATTATAAGTAGACCACGGCACCCACGTTGTTGAAATAGTATTACCCGCCATGAGTGACCACGTAGTTGAAATTGTATTCCCAGCACTCAGCGCCCAGCTAGTCGAGATTGATGTTGTCCCGGGACTGTTCCACGGCCCCCACCAAACATTATGACAAGACCAGATAAGGCCGTCTGTAACCAATCCTAAACCGTCGTAAGTATCCCAAGACGTAAGCCCATCGGTTTCTAAGGCCATTCCCTTAATCGTTACATCAAATGGTGGAATGGCCAAAAAACCCCCTTATAAACCCATCTCTTGAGCTTCTCTTTCAATCTGCTTAATCATGGCACCACGTAGGCCGCCAAAATCAATAAAGTGATACGCAACTAGACGCCATGAGTGATCAAAACCGGTCATGTCGATTTTTTCCCACGCGCGGGAATCAAGGGCATAAAGCAGTTGTATCGCCCAAAGCTCCTTTTCTTCCGTCGTGTTAGCGTCCAAAAATAAAAGCTTTGCCCAACCACGGTCTGCAAAAGGCCTCAGTGTGTTTTTTAAGGCCCCAAGCTCGCGCGCAATCGCAAAGCAACCCGCGTACATAGCTTCAATTGCCGTAATACAAAATGTTTCAATAAAGTTAGCCGGGTATAGCCACACTACGGCCTCTTTCATTTCGCGAGCTAGCGTTTTTTGGTCAACGTTGCCGTGGTATTTAATCCAAGACTTAGACTTAATTAAATCTAAAAGCTTTTGGGCCTTTTCTTCAAGACCCGGCGCTTTTAATAAATTCTCAATGCCGTAGTAAACGTGAAGCTCCAAATCTCGGCCCGACTTTGCGCGAGCTATTTCTATAATATCAATCGCCCGCTCTAATCCACGATCAGGACTAGACGGCCACACAATCTTGTTCTCGTTTTTTACAACCGTCATATCGAAGCGCTCTTTGTTAACGCCATTACTCGTGACCAAAATCTTTTCCGGTGGAATGTTTTGCGTCACTTGTAAAAAGTTTTTATGAAACTCAGATAGCGCCAAAATCATTGTATAATTAGCGTGGTTTTCTGCGCCCGGGGTCATCAAGTCATGACACCACACAAAAGTAGGAGCGCTGGTTAATTTAACCGCATGTCGCCAAGCATAGTGAACTTTTGGTTCAAATTGTGCGAAGTATTCAAAGGCCTGTTGAGCCGGCCTGTAAATAACGCCGCTCTCACATATTTTTTCACTTTCACGAGTGTTAAATACGATTACATTTCGCCCAGTGATTTTTTTAATGTGAGCCGCGACCTCGACAAGTGCCGTTTCGCTTCCACCAAAGCCTTTTGTTTTATAAAGCTCTTCGTCAAATGGGTAAGGGTGAGATCCTGGCAAACAAGTAAAAACAACGTCGTCGCATTTTTGTTTGTCTACGTTATCATTTTTTTCAATAGACGACTTCATATTTAAAAGCTCGCCCAATAGTTTTTTTGACTCATCATGACCGAAAAGCTTTACGCTTTCAGTTGCCACAACAATTGCTGATTCAATGTCTCCAAGCTTAAAGTGAATTCGTGCCATCATGTCGCGTGGAACATGCTCATACGCGGTGTGATTAACGTACAAAAACCCCTGACCTTGGCCCGCTGGTTTTTTACATTGAACAGCCGCACCGTAAAGTGGTAACGCCTCTGTTTCTCTACCCATTTTTACTAAACAGTCCGCCGCTAAACAGTAAAACTCAGCACGGTTAGGTGCTAGCGCCATACCATTACAGGCAAGTGACAAACCTTTGGCGAGTAAAGTTGGGTCTTTTTTGTTTGCCGGTAAATGCTCCTGCTCGGAGTGGTATCTATGCAAACAAGCTCTGACCAAATACTCAAAAGTTAAAATGCGGTCATGGCCCTCAAGTTGCGGGTGGTCCGCCACCTGATCAAGCCATACGTAGCCCTCCGCAAAACGGCCCTTATCACAAAGCTCTTTACCGTAGTAAAACTTTAATCGTGGCGGCAACTCTTCAATTTTTGAGCGCTTTTCTAAAATAGTGACGTTGCGGTTAAAATCCACTTCGTAATCTTTTAATGTTCGCCTGTGGTTAACCGTCCAATTGTTTGCAAGCATGGCTTGAACAAATTCTTGCGCAATCATTCCTTCGTGAATAAAATATTCCCACTTAAACTTCTTTGTTGTGCGAATTACGCGTTCTCGTAAAAAAGTACAAACAGGCCGGCCCTTATCGTCGTAAGCATAATTATATGGGGCAAGCCAGAAATCAGATAAAACCATGACTTCGTCACGCCACATTTTAAACGCCTCTTTACTCGACATGGCGTCATCAAGATCAAGCCACATGACATACTCTTCTGTAACGCCTTCCATTGAGTAATTTCTGGCAGCGGCAAAATCTTCAATCCACTTGAAATGCTTTAACGTGACTGGGCAACCGGCTATTTTTTCAGCCTCACCACTTGTAACAACTTCGATTGTGCCGTCTGTTGATCCTGTGTCCGTTAAGTAAATGTGATCATAACAACCCGCCACGCTTTCAAGCATGGGTCTAATGTGATCGATCTCGTTTTTCATGATGCATGCAAGTGCAATTGTAGGTCTGTTCATTAATCCCCCCGATTAGGTTTTAGTTACCTGCGTAGAAGATTGTGCGAGGGTTTTTTCAACAAGTAAAGTGCCGCCGCGCGTGCTAATAGCCCATGCCCCAGAAACTTTATTAAATGACTGATCGCCTTCTCTAAATTCTTGAGCACGCTTTAAATATCCAAACAAATCGCCTGGGTCCACAGACGTTGAACCAAATGCTGACGCAGTTGTCCCCACCCGAGCGTCTAAAGACGTGACAAGTGTAGAATTTATGCTAACAAGCGCAAAAATAGTGCCGCCGATTGCGAAATTTGACTCACCAAACGCATAGTTGCTGTTGCCCCATGCATAGTTAGATGTTCCAAGCGCAATGTTTGATGTTCCAATTGCAATATTTGTCGTGCCGAGCGCAAAAAGCGTTGAGTTATATGCCGCAAGTGTAGACGATAACTCCGCGATTTGTTTATCAACCTGATGTACTGGGTCTAAAACGCCGTAAACATATCGATCAGATGTTGTGTTAACCGTCACGCCGTCTAATAAGAAATAAACGCTAAACGAAGCCGTGTAAGTGAAAAAATAAAGGCCGGTTGTCGACAATTGCGAGATTGCCGGCGGTGAAATGTCAAAATTATCTGAAATTCTCTTAAATGTTACAAACGACGGCGCAAGACTTGGGTAGGTTCGTGGGTCTGTTTGGTTAAATGCGACCGCGTAAAGTGTAGCCATTAAATACCCCGCTCAATAAACATTTTTTCTAAGTCTCTTATCTTTGCGTGTGCCGCGTCTACGTCATGCCCCGTCTCTTCTAACTTTGAATGAAGCTTGCTTAAAAACCAAATCAGGCGGGCCACGCCAATTGCAACAGTAATAATAGTGCCGATGTTTGCAACAATTAAATAGCCTACCCATTCATTGGCGCTCATGGTGCGCCCACACACTGCAAGTTAAAATCAAAGGTCGTACACGCTGTTGACGCATCATCTTCACAGTCGACCGAAACAGCCGTTGAGCTTGACGATGCTGCTGACAAAATTAAGCCAGTTGCCGCAAATGCTGCGTTTGGAACCGCAAAGCAATATGGCGTAGTTGAAAACGCCCCGGCCAATGTAACGGCACAAGCGCCGCCTGATACGTTACCGATTGCTGACACGCCGTTTGCCGTTGTGCCGGTTTGCGAAGTAATTGCCGAGCCTGCGTCACAATTTAAGTTTGCATAAATAGTTTTTAAAACACCGCTACTGTTTGTTACCGACGAACCAGTCAAAACAGGCGCAGGCAGTGATTGGTCGATTTGGAATATGGACCAATCGATTGAAGGCACGATGTTTGCATTGACGCGAGTTAGAGAGATCGCGCCAGTGTCAGCTAATCCCTGGATAGTTAATGTTTTAGCCGAAGTGTTTGATGCTACGTAAATACCACATAAAGTTGTTGGGGCAAAATCTGTTACTCCGGTTGCGTTGATTGGCCTAAAACCATTTTCAGCAATGACGGTTGTGCCATCCCATAGTCTCAGACCAATCTGAGGATTTGTTGCCAATGATCCTATTGTAAATGTAGCACAAACCCAATATCGCCCAGCCCGTGAGGGGGCAAATGTGATCGCTGGCAAAACGGACCCACTGGCTGACACTGTTCCAAAGTTAGAGTTAGTTCTTTCAACTAAAGCGCACGAAGCGTCGGCGGTAAAATCACCATAAGCTGTATTGGTACGACTCCATGAACACGTATTGTCATGATAACCACTCCAAGAATTTGCCAGCTTGTCGGGCGTATAGGCTTGTTCATTTGATAGCGGGTAGCGGTATATAGCGAAATTGTTTTGCCGCAATGACGCGCCGTTACCCAGAGTAATGGTCCCAGATGCAGATGCGCCATATATTTCAAACGTTCGATTGCCTGCGGTAGTGTATTGAAAGTTTGCAACGATAGTCATTTGCGCCGCTGTTGACGCATCTTGGTTTTGAGTTACAGTGCCGCTTGTTGTGGTTCCGTCGTTAATGGCAAGCGCTGCCGTCGCGGCTCCAGATTGGCCTAGATAGTTTGTTGAAACAACTTGATAGTTGCCAGGCGGCAAATTGTTTACAGTTATTTTAGGTAGGTCTGTGTCTGTTGTTTGAATAACTCCAGGCCCAGGATTAAATTCTACTGTCGGGCCAGGGCAATCGGCGTCACTTGCGAACGCGCCCAAACCAGTATTTGTTCTAGTCCAACTGCCGCAATTCGTAGTCGTTGCAAAATAAGCCGAGCCAATAAATTGAGCCTGACTAATATTAGATAAATTGTAACCTTCGGCGGGGCCTAAATAACAATCGTCAATCGCAATCGAAGGCTCATCAGCCGCCACAGAAATTAACCTAAGCGAAATATTCCCCGACGCTGGAAAAATAAAATTAACACTCGTGCGCGTTGGCGTTGTGCTTGAAGTAATCTCGACAGACGATAAAATATTCGTGCCGTCATATGCTTGTAATAATATTGTCTCAGTCCCGCTTGGCGTAGTAACCAGACATGAGGCCCCGCCATTACGCCCATACATGCCCGCCGGTATTGCAACAGCCGTCGATGTTAACGTCTGAGACGACGCCGAAGAATTCCAAGTTACGTGCTGCCGACCGACCATAGGTGAAATCGTAGCCTTGGCAAAAGAACCGCCGCTGGATGTCCACTGCGCGATGCCGGCCTCAAACCCGCCGTTAACGAGTAGGTTTTTATTAAATATCTGAGGCTTATCAGCCTCGGTAAGCGTTGCAAAAGCCGTTTGAAAAAACAACAGATTGGATAAAATTAAACTTATAAAATACTTCATATAATCACCTTAAGAAAAACTAACCTCAGTGGCCAAATGAATAAATTTAATATCACCTGTTGCCGTATCCCCGTCACGATAAAGTCGAACGATTAGCAAATCCCCGGCCGATACTCCGACACTGTTAACCTGGCCGAGTGTCGAGGTTAAATCCCAAATTACTTTTTGCGGTTCGTTTGCGTTGCCGGCCGTCATTGTAATGGCCGAATTAGTCGACGTTCTTTGATTTGTTGTTGAGCTAACAAGGTCTACCTCGGAACGAATTAAGGTCGTTTGTGTAGATAATAAAATAGTGCCAGACGTGTTGGCGTTATAAATAAGGCCGCGCATGTTAATTTGTGAGCCTGACGCGTACGATGTCGGCACCCGAATGGACGCGTATAACTCTTGAACCACGCCAAGGCTATAACTGTAAACTTCTATGTAGTTTTCAAATGAAGCTATTGCGTGGTTATCAATCTCTAAAAACTTTAAAGACCCACCGCCGCCGCCGCCGGACCCACCGCTACGCGGAGTAAATAATGGTATGCCGCCTGAAATTGTTGCCATTAATCACCTAAATCGAGAAGCGCCTGGTCCCGGCAATCCCTCGCCGAAACCGAGCGCCCCCGAAAAAACTATTTAGATATCAAAAGACTTTTTAATGTCTTGAGTTGCTTTAATTACAAACGCCGCCACTAAACCAGTTGACGCAGTGTTTGCACCGCCTGATTTAATCGCAAGAACGTCACCCGCTTGCAACGCTGCAAGTGAAGATGATGCCGCATAAGTTGCGCCATACGCCCCACCACTCACGCCAAACGCAACCGCCATAGTCACTGAACCGCCTGGGTCAATAACTGTTAGGCCGGCTGACGTCCAACGTTGAATTTGTACGTTGTAAAACGGCGCGCCTGACAAACCTTGACCCGCTACTTTAAATGCAAGTAGTTGGCCTGGGCTTGGCACAAGTGCCGCTTGTAAAGTCGCGCCAACTGCAACAACCGCTGGGGCTGAGTAGCTAAGCACGATATTTTGCTCCGAACTGTCTAAGTCTCTATTTACTATTGCCATATCTGATACTCCTATCAAATTTACGTCTAGGGTCTTTTGTTTTATCCATAGACGAAGTGTTAACGTCCTTTAATGCCTCTTTGTAAACCGCATGCGTCTCTTCGGCGATTCCTTCAAATTTATTCATCCGGTCGCGCCGCTTTTCTTCATCCAGTCTGTCTCTTTCCTTTTCTAATTCGCGCCTTAGCTCGTCCCTGCGACTCAATGAAATCTCATTAAGCTTTGCAAGAACCGGCAAAACGCCCCAAGAAACCCCATCGCCAAAACTAGACCAATTGTGAGTCAGTCCAAATACTGGCGATAGGTCATCATACGCATACCGAATTATTTGGCCGTCTAAATCAAAAGCGTCCCAACGTCTTTTCTTTTGGCATATTTGTATAACACCATGAATAGACCGCCTTGCAGACAAGTCTCTGTCGAAACGCCTTACTAATTTATTAAACCTAAATAACTCAGTATCCATAATTATGGGCTAACGTAATCTACCATCACGCCAGTTGCAGCGGCTTGACAGTTGAAAAGGTTAAAAAATTGACGAATACGAACTTCAAAGCTGTCGGCAGAAGTTTGCGCGATATACATTGAACCTGTTTCGTCAGCGAATTCCATTTCACAAAGAACCATCTTCTCGATGCAATCTTGTGACAACATGAATACGCGTTTAGGACAATCTTTATCAGCAACCCATGGCACGCCGGCAAACTCAAGGTATGATGAATCTTTGTTTGAAAAAGTGCCATCGCCTTTAACTGAGTTTACATAACGCTTATCGGCCGTTAATAATTTGTCATACATGCGCTCGCTATCGTGGTCTGAATAAACCGCTGACAACTTACCACCGCCACGCTGACGGATAAGGTTATGAAGTTGTTTTAAGCTATCCAAAGACATTTGCGCGCCGTTTAGATCAACTACGTTACCTTGTGTAATTGGGTAATCAGCACGAACGATGTTGAAAACAGTGCTAGTTGCGCCGTCAAGCTGAGTCAATAAACCCTGCACTTCATTGTTGTATGAACCTGAACGCACAATTACATCGTCAGCCGATACAGTCACGTTTGTGTCCAAAACAAGAGTCGCAGTCGACGCAGTTGCCGATCCAGTGATTGAGTTAATAGTTACAGCTGTCGCAACAGGGTTTGTGCCGTTGTAAATATCAAGCGACATACCAACATCTAAAAACTTTAGTGCTGGTTCGCCATCTTCGCGACCTTTAACAACGATTGAAGTTGTAGGTCCAGCGCCGGCGTTACATCGTGCTAGATCGGCTGTACCGTCCCAAGACAATTGACGGTTTACATCAGATGATAAATCTTTGTAACCCATCTCAAGCTCATGAGCGGCCTGACGAACAAACGAACCCTTGTCGTTAGCGCTGGCTTTAATCATTGGGCCAGTTACACCAAAACGTAGGTAGTTAAATTTTGCGCTGATCTGAGCTTGTACACCGGCTTGACGACCGATAGTAGGCAAAGTGCCACCGTCAGTAGTTGCGCCAATGCCTGGGTTACGACGCACACGTAGTGGGCGAATAACCTGATAGCCTGACCATGAAAACTTTGATTTATCAGCGCCACGATAGATTGGTAGATCTTCGTTAAACTGATCTTTTAGTGGACCTTGGTAAAAATTCTTAAGGTTGTATAAACCCGAAGAAATCCCCTGAAATGCATTAGACATAAATTACTCCTGTTTTAAAATTGTGACGTAATAATATCGTCAGCAACATCTTTTAATTTCATACGCTTCGGCGCTTCGCCTGGTATGCCGCCGCCTGGCGGTATGTCGCTAGCCTTACTATTAGCGTCTCTGATTGTTTTTAGTTTATTGTTTTGCCAATCAGTGAAGCGTTTTTCAAAGTGATCGTTTACGCTTTTATAAATGCCGTCGACAACGCGTTCATTTAAGTCTTTAAAACCAAAATCGGCGTTTTCTTCGCGCATCTTTGCCGTGTATTGTTCCATTGCATGGTAAACACTTGCAATCTCAGCGTTAGGATACTTTTTAGTGAACTTCTGCTCCCACGTTTCTAACTGACCCATAATTTGGGTTTGTTCAGCCTTAGTTTTTTCTTCTCTGAGTGATGATAAAAATTCATCGTGCTCTTTAAGTTTATTTAAGACCTCTTGTGGTAGCTCTTGCTTGGCAACCGACTGTGGTTGTCCATCTAAAATAGCATCCAAATAAGCATGAAACTTTTGTGGATAAACTTTTTTAAACTCGTCAGCCAAAGTCGGATTTTGTTTTACACTCTTTAGATCCACGTGAAGGTTATCAAAGAATTTCTTCTCTTGAGCCATTGACTCAACAGATTTACGTTCTTCGGCCAACGCTTGGGTTTTCTTAGTGTAATCTTGGTGACGCATATAAGCTTTTTTCAAATCCTCATACGTCATTTCTTGACCTTCAAACATAATCTTTTCGGCTTTAGAAAGATCAAGCGTTGCGCTTGGTTTGCTTTCGGCGGCTTGGTGACTTTGTTCTTGTGTCGGTTGTGTCGTCGTCTCCGGCGTCGAGTCGCTGGTCGCGGTGCTCTCGGCTGTGGCGGCCTGATCGGCCAATCCGTTGAAACCTGACATTTCGTGCCCCTTTATTTAGACTTCGCATAATCGCGAGTGGTCTTTTATATTAATCTTCGATTGCATCCATTTTCGCGCGGTCACTCAAGTTTTTTGGTAACACGCCCTGTTTTTTCTTGCGCTTCATGTTATGCATTTCATCTTCGCCCATCAAATCCTCAGGCAACATCATGCTGTCTGACATTTCTTCTTTGTCATCTTTTTTATCACCCGGCGCAGGCGCAAGACCCTGGACTTTCATTTCTGTTTCTTCATCGCCCTCAACCGCGCTAGGCTCTAACTCTATTTTTACAACAATATTGCCCTGGCCTTTTTTCATATCTAGAATTTGGCCTAAAATATCTTTTAACATTACATATCCCCCATCATTTGATCGTCCATTAATATATCAGCACCCGGCCCAGCGGCCTCGTCAGGTGGTAATTCATCTTGTGGTAAAGCTTCGTCAACTGGCGGCATGCCAGGCGGCGGTGGACCGGCTTCGGCTTGCACCGCTTGCACAATAAAAGTCTTGTGCTCTTCTAAGTTAGCTAAAAATATTTGCTTAATCTCTTCCGGATATGCCAAGAATTTATCAGTCTTACGCACTCGGTTTTTATAATCAAAATGAGCTTGGTGGTCATCGTCAGGATGAATTTGTGGCATCATGCCCATCTCAATTTCTTCCATTGACCGCTTAATTTGTGCGTCGTTAACGAATTGATCTTCCCAAATACCCGACACGTCGCCAAATTCTAAATGCTCTAACAGTTTTCTGCGAATTGTCGGGTCATTTGGATCGCCGAGTAAACCCTGTTGATAAGCGTTTAACAATTCTTGTCGTTTCAGTGTTTTACTGTTTGGTAAAGTTGAGCCTCTAACAACCACTACGTCGAATGACTCTTTTAAATCTTCGCCTGTAAATTCTTTGACCACATACTCGCCCGACTGGCCGGCCTCTTTTAGATAACGTTTACCGTTGTAATAGCGAGCGGCGTATTTAGCGATTAAGCGACCAACGTCAGCCCAAGAGTTTTCATTAGACTCGGTAACAATACCAATTCTAGTTTCATCAGCCTCTTGTAATAGCTGCATTCCAATTGCCGGGATTGAAGCCGAAGGCATTTGACCCTTCGATACTTCGCTAATACCAGAAATTTCAGCCATTTCGCCTTTTAGCGTCTCACCGTCAGTATACACATATTGTGGCAACTGCGGCGGCACAACAGACTTCGGCGCTTCGGCATTTGGCACCGGGTTATATTGTACAACCTCAGTGTTATCCGTTAATGCTGACTCGGTTAAGCCCGCACCCTTTGCCGCGATAAATTTTAAATTTAAACCCTTATTTAAAAACTCAGCTTTACGCCGTAAATTTCTATTAAATTGATCTTGTAATGGTCGAATGTGAGTGATCACACTCTCTGAATAGAATTTACCGCCGACTTGAATATCATCAAACTTTACGAAATTAATCTCACCGCAGGGCAAAGATTTATACGTTAACAATACACCGTTTGCGACCACAATCATGCGGCCCTCAGGGTAACGCTTTGAAGCCTTTTCGTAGTAGGCTATCTCAATCGCCGAGTCTTTCATGTCGGTGTCCATTTGCCCACCGCTTGATTTGCTCGACATGTTGTTAATCTTAATTAAATTTTGAATAGACGTGAGCCAAGCGCCCTCTTGTTTTACTTCTTTGCCCTTTTCGCCATAGTTATTTCTAAAGTAGGCAAGTTTACGAACCTTCGCTTGTATCAACCATTGTGCGTCACTCACTCGTTGGGCAAGCGTATCGATATACACTTCGAGTGGTGAGCACACGTCAAAACCAATATCACCTTCGTGCTCTATCTCACCTTCGGGCGTGGCAAACTGTTTGCCCTTCATGCCGTCCCAGTAAACTTTGCCCCAAGAGTGACCGCCTTGCTGCATCCACATATATAAGTGAATACGCTTTTCATTAATGCGCTCTTGATCCCACACATTATTAATAACTTTTAACGTTAATCGTGCGGCGTCTTTATCCTCTTGGCCGTTTGTGTTTGGGCGAACATCATATCGCGGCGGGTTTTTAGCAAGACGTGAAAGTCTATTTTGAACCGTTGGCAAAATAAGGTTGGCGTGAACTCTAGATTTTTGCGGGTAACCCGCTAATCCAGAATATGGCCGTAGTTGACGAGAGCGAGAATCAAAATATACAGAATCATACCCCAGTAAATAAGCTGTATTTGTGATGACGTTGTTCTCAAACGTAATACGAGCAGGGTTATTTTTTGACTCATCGACTTTATTTTTAATAAAATTGCATAGCTCTTTTTCATCTTGCCCGCCAAGCTCTAAATCTTGTTGTGGACTAGCATTTGTGAAAGACGCAATTTTATCTTGAAGGCCCTTAAATAGATCCATTAACCCTATCCGTGGTTATAGTCGCGTTAATTCAGATAACGCCCCAAAATCTTCGACCTCGTCAGCCTGCAACTTAATTGTGTCCTGCTTTTCATCGGGTTTCAACTCGGCTGACTTAAACTCGAAATAGTTCCTAGACATAAGTTTGTTTAGTAGCTTGTGAGTGTTTAAAACCCAGAAAACATTTGTCAGTACAAGTAACCCGGCTAACACCAATTCACTTGCGGGCACTGCGAACCCCACATGAAAACTCATCTTTAGGAAATACGATCTCATGACAGTTTAACCCATCGCGACGCGCCAGATCCTCGGCTTGGCCGGCCAAACAAAGTCTAATGTTTTTATAAATGTAATAGCCTACTGGATGAATTTTGCCGCCATAGAAATGCTTTAACACCGCTTCATCGACTTCAATCCAGTCTGATTTTGTGGCCTGAGCATAAGCTACCGCCGCGTCTAGTTGAATGATCTTTTCAGCAATCGCCATGCGCTCTTCGTGGCTAGCTTTGGTTTCTTGTTTACCGACAACGTCAGAGATACTGACAACGCGTTCAGTAGGCTGTTCACTCAAACTCTTCTCGATGGGTTTGCGCTTGGCCTTCTGTGAGTCGTCTAATGTATTGCTTTTCATAGTCGGGGTGGTTGGGATTTGTGACATTTGTTTCTTCCTTTGGTTTATCTGGGTAAAACGCTATCTCTTCTATACTTGCTAAAGCATCCAATAAATCATCATGCGCGCCTCTAGGAAAACTCTTGTACTCAACGAACAAATCGTCAAGACCTTCGTTTACAAATATTTTGCCATACTCAAATCTTGGGACAAGTGATCGAATTCTAAGCGGCTTGGAGTTGTTAGACCGTTTGCCGCCGTCCGTTGTAATGTTTGAGCGTCTAACGCCCTTAATGGGCACAATTTGGTTTCTTCGCTGCATTTCTTCGCTAAGAAAATGTAATAAAGCTCGTTGATAAGCCACGTCTTCGACACCGATAACCGATGGATTAAAGGCAGTATGAACGTCAAAAATGTGTTTAACGGTATCTGTCGCAGTAATCCTTTGACGGTGGGCGAGCCTGACATACCAGTTCTTTTGCCAATCAACGTGAACAACCACTGTTGCAGTAAAGTCAGCGCCATCATTAAGGCTGATAGCAGGGTCAATAAAAGCGAAAGTGTAATAATTTTCAGGTAACTTATCATATTGTTTAAACCACCCAGCTTTGAAGTCTTGTTCCTCATCCGGTATGACCTGATTGAGATACTGGCTTGTAAATTTATACACGCCTTGCGATTTGCGAAGCTCATCAAGCTTAGCCTGGTCAAGCTTTTCAGGGAAGAATAAAGATCCGTCGTCATTGTAAGCGCCCTGATAAACTATACCCCAACTCATTAACTCGACACCGCAAAAGCGTTTTCTGCCGCCGTCTTTGCTTTTCTTACTGTTTCGGCCGCGTTGCCGGTATCTGCATAATCAACAAGAATTGCTTCCCACACTGACGCCGCTAAACCCTCAGGGCTTAACTCGGTTGGGCCGCCGGCCTCTGCGACCATAAAAGCTTTTGCCGTCATGTCTACGTCAGGCGTTAACACACACGCACTTGTTGCCGTTGCCGGTATGATACCGCCTAGACTTGCGTCGGGTGTCATCGTCATTGTTGAGTCGGCAACTGCGTCGACACCGGCCGACATATTCGCATCACTATTTGAAATTGCTAAAACTGCGTCGGCACTCATCGGCACAATTTGATCAGCTTGTGCGTTTGTGTTTGTGATCGCCATAGTTGACGACGCCACAAGCGCGCGGCCCATCTTTGCGTCAGCGCTAGACTTAACTAAATTTAATATTGCTGGGTTAAACGAAGCCATGCCGCCGGCTTTTAACGGTAGTACTATGCCGCCAGTATTGTAACCGTTTGGCATACCCGACTTATCGTCAATAGCGCCGTTGCCTGCATACATGTTTCGCAAAAGATCGAGCCTTTGAAACGCTACTTTGTTATCGCCTGCAAAGACGCAGCTTTGATAACTAAACGTGTTTACTCGGTTAGGTCTTAAAGCCATTTATCCCCACGCAAATTCTAAGGACCCTGAAATAATGTTACCATTCGCGGCCGCACCTGACGGCTGATAAAGTAAATTCAAACACGCGCCGTCTTGTATTTGTGGCAAGCTCGGCACTGCGCTTAAGAAGTCCATAACCACCGGCACGTTAGCCGTCGTTAGTGGTATCTCGGCAAGTGGTTGGCATATCACAAGGGCCATTGTACCAGTTGAAGCGTGCGGAGTCGTGACTGTTACAACTTCAACAGACTTAATACCAGTGTCACCCGATTGTAATGGTAGAAACGGTCCTCTATTGTTGGCCGACGTGCCAGACGATGGGAAGCGACCGATACCAACCGAAGCTGTAAAAACAGTTGTCGCACCTAGCGCGCGGCCCGTATCGGTGCCGCCTGTTGTTTGTCTTGTGTAGTTTAACTGTACGCTTGGCGTGTTAGCGCCCGATGCTACCGTATGTACAAAATACGCCCTGTTACCATTGCCGTTTGTATATCTAGATAGCGCTGAGCCGGCCGTTAATGTTTGCGCAGTTGCCGACGTTGAAACGATTGTCGGGTAATAGAGAAGTGTATCAGTCAATAATAAAGTGCCAACCGCTGAAGCCGCCGCGTTTGCAACGGCCACCGCTTTTAATAAATGCTTCGTATCACTAGCGACAGTATTGCCGTGATAAATACCCCAACCTGTTGTTTCAGTCGGCACGGTCCCAGTTAACGCAGACCCCGCAAAGGTGTTAGCAACTGGCGAGCCTGATAAAAGTGATAAGTCATACCAAGAGCCGGCCGTATACGCACCGTTTGCAATCGTTTTGTTAAAGTCGGCCCGGTACCTTTTACCGTTTACCGTCATTTCGTTAATTAAATCGTCAATACTAGAAAAGCCCATGCTACCCCCACGTAGTTGAAACAAGACCGCTGACTACCGCCGCCGATAAAGACGAGGTAGGTAAACAAATAAAATTTAAATAAGCGCTATCATCAATCGTCACGCCTGAAACAAAGTCATAAAAGTTATCGTACTGACTCGGCGTTGAAAAGGTAGCAGTAACTTCAGTCAGCCCAATTTCACAAATAGGCTTTACTAACACTAGCGCCAAAATGCCGCCGTTAGACGCCACAAAGTTAATCGACTCAACTGATCTTATACCAAGGTCACCGGCTTGCAGCGGTATGAACGGACCAGACCCGCCGACGTGTGTGCCTGAGTGAACTATCGTTGCCGCAAGCGCCGCCGTGTTTGTCGTGACTGTTGGCGATACGCGGCCTGCGGTGCCGTTCTGGTTTGTGTATGTAATGCTAAATTGTGCGTTGCCCGAATAAGACCCTTGGCTGACAAGAATTGCTCGGACGCCTGCGCCTGTGTTTGTTCGCGACAATACCGGCGTATTATCTAACGCTTGGTCGCCAGTCGCGTCCCCATCGATAAATGGGTAATACAGTATGTAATCACAAAGCAAAAGAGTTGAAGATTGAAACGCAGTCGACGACGAGTAGGCCAACAGTTTTTTAATATACTTTTTATCTGTCGATACCGGGCCGCCGTGCCAGATGCCCTTATTAGACGGCAATGTTGCCGCAACTAATGGCTCAGTTGCGTAGAAGTTAGCGGCCGGATTGCCAGGCGAATAACTAAGGTCGCACCACGTGCCGGCAACCGTTGCGTTAGAAACAACTTTTCTAAACGACGAAACCCATGACTTGCCGTCAGTAGTGATTGAGTCATTAACATCTTTAAACCTTTGAAACCCAGGCACCGGATTAATCCAACGTGAATGACAATGCGCCGCCGGCAAACTGTGGTTGAACCCCTGTTGTAACTGTGATCGGTGAATTTAATTCGGCGTACACAATTACCGTGCCGGCACCACTTGAAGTCGTAACAATCGCGGCGTGAGTGATAATGTTAGAGCCTGACGTGCAAGCGGGGAACTGTTCTAAGTTTGCGTTTGAAACAGAGTTGCCGCTGACAGTGAAATCAGTCGCTCGGGCAACGGCCACACGCGCATAGCTACCATAAGTTGATACCTCATTCGTGACAGCTGACCCGGCTTCGTCCGGCGTTGCGGTGTAAAGCGCAAGCCATAGATCGGTGTTACCATTCCATGATAGTGCGGTGCCTACGAATACTTGGTTTAAAACCGCTGTTTCTGCGGTGTTAGAAAATGACATTTAGTCCCCCTAAAGCGTCGTTTGAATTATTTCATCTAATACATCATCAACGTAAACAAAATCTTTTCTAATAGTAGAAGCGCCAAAATAAACTGTGTCAATTCTTGTGAGTACGCCGTCGGTATAAGTAAACACTTTGTATGACCCATCGTCGTAATCAATTTGAGTTAACACCCCATCAACATACGTAAAACTAGGCCCGACTAATTCTTGCGTCGTGCTTCCGGTGCCTGAGCTACCTAGGCTACTGGACCCAATCGGTGGGCTACCCAGCCGGCCCAATTAAACACCTACCGTTGCGCCAGACGAATAACCAATCAACATTGAAACCGTCATGGTTGCACTAGTTGCCGCTAGATAAATTCTTGCAGGCCCATCAACAAACACCGACTCGTTACTTGATATTCGATAACCCAGACCCCAACCCACCGCTAGCGTCCCTGATAAAGCAAGCGGCGGCGGTACAACTTCAAGGGTGCCAGACCCAGTATGTATTTTAAAGTTTGTTGCATAGAGGTAGGCCGTTGGTTCAATCTTAACGATAGCCGATAGACCAACCGTTAAGAGTGACGCGCCAACCACCGCTATGTTTTGACTATTCATTAAATTCTCGTAATGAAGTGACTTTTTTCTTTTCTAATCTTTTTTACCGAAATGTGGATAAACGCAAATAGTACCAACATCATGAAAGCTAAAAATGCCTGAATCATGAGAGTGATCGGCATAGCGTTGGCGAGTATTTGTTGTTTAATCTCTGTTAGTTCAATCATGGTGCGAGCGTTGTGCCTTGTGGCGCTGAGAGATAAGACACGATGTTTGCCGTTGCCGTTGCGCCACGTGAAGAGATAAAAAGCCGCCCGCCGCCCCAGATTTCATAGGCAGTTGAAGCGCTTGGAATAGCGACACCTACGGCCCCAGTGTTACCAAGAATGTGAAGGGTGCCACCTGTGTAGTTTAAGATTTGTCTTGATACTACGTTTGTATTTGGAAGCGCCACAACCAAAGATACGCCAACATCATAGGCCGCCATTGTGTAACCAACAATTTTAGTAACGTCAAACATTTCTAACCCCATTTAATTTTGGTTGTTTTTTAAACTCTTCTAAACTTTTAAAGCCAAGCTGGTTTTTAATCACCCAACCGATAATATCCTCTTCGTGGTATCTCGTTCCTATGATTGCATAAATGCCGTCAGTTTCAAGTATAGATTGATTGTACTGGTAATGATCAATAACTTTTTTTCGTTGATCAAGAGTTGAAGTGTTAGCAGGCGAGTTATAATCGTCACCTATAATTACATCGTAATGTTGCCCGACCTTGGTTGTGCCGATACCACCGCATGAGATTGACGGCTCTTTTAAAACCTTGTTGCGTTTACCGATTGTAATCTCTGAGTCATTCCAAGAATAACCTAGTTTCTTTTGCTGATCGGGCGACGGCATCCAATTGCTAAATAGGTCTATAAACTCAGGCAGCATAACAAGGTTTTTAATCGCGTTTAGATAAGTGACTGAGTTGCCGTATAGCTCAGAGTCTATAAGTATGCGCAGGTTAGGGTCACGCATGAGTAGCCAAATAGGGTAGGCAATGGCCCCGATACTGGACTTAAACGTGCCACGTGGAACACAAATCATTTTGCGCTTACACGGACCCTCTAGAACTGAAACTATCGGCTCATGGGTCTGTGCCGTCATGTCTTTAAACCCACACAAGTGTTTTGCCGTGGCGTATAGCGACTGTGTGTAAACTTGTTTAAGTGCTGCTTTAATTATGTGCGGAGGTTGTTTAGTTAGATCCACAGAAAAAGATTAGAGTATAGAGCCAACCAATAAGCAACCCCATTGATATCAGTAGCCAATCCTCAAACTTCACTTCTTAAGAGCCTCGATAAGCTTTTGTGCTAGCGCCTCGGTCTGTTTACTGTCGCTAACGTCTTCGGTTTTAACTTCCATTTTTTCAGTCACCACGCCAATAGATCTACGTAGCAAGAATTCACTGCGTAGCGTGTCACCCTGACCAATAGCGCGCGCCATGATTGAAATAACCATAAGCTCAATAGCCGGCGTTTGGTTTGGGTTTCTGATCAACTCTTTTAACTCGTCGTGGGTTTTATGCATGTACTTATAGATGATCTCTTCAAACATCGTTTTAGTGAGTTTGCGAACCTCAAATACTTCAGGCGCAACGAATTTGCCTTTTCTAATCTTGTCGCCCTTTTTTAGCCTATGCCCAACGTTTGCCAATTGGCCCCCTATTTTAACGCATCTAGGCGTTGTTCTATTAGTTCTATCGTAACATCACCGGCGGGGCTTGAGTATGTGGCTTTTTTATCTTTCTGGACCTTTGCCCAAAACCAAGATGGGAATGGGCTAGACGGTTTAAGCTTTGAGATTGTTGTCGACACACGGCCTGCGTATTTAAACTCTTTTGTGGTGCCGTCTGAGGTTATTTTAACGTGAGTTAAGTAATGCTGCATTTTAATCATGGTTCCACTCTATTTGTTTGCCGTTTTTCTTTATTTTAGTTTGGCCGGTGTATTTAGACCATCTTGATACAATAACGTCTATGTAATGAGGGTCTAGCTCCATCATAAAACATTTGCGTTTTGTTTTTTCACAGGCGATTAGAGTTGAACCGGAGCCGCCGAATACATCAACGACAGATTTTGGATCATAATGATTTAATATGTCTACAAAAAGTCCCACTGGCTTTTGAGTAGGGTGGACACGCTTTGTAAGTTCGTCTTTTCTGTCGCCTTGCCTGGTCATGCCAACCCATGTAAATTTAAAAACCTTAACTGCTTTTTTATCGACATTCGTCCATGCCAATTCAGCACCACTAAAGTCGGCACCTTCGGGTATTTCTTTATTCCAAACTATCCAATGTGGCGAGCAGGGCAATTTATCTGAAAAATGATTAGCACCCCATATTATTTTTAATTCAGCTAAATCCATCAAATGAGTCGGGTCATATGGCTTGTCGTCTCCTATTATTGGCCTATAAACGCCAACCTTTGCTTTGTGAAATTGAGACGCGCCAACCATGGTTCCATCCGGCTTAACAACATTCATCCCATACGGCGGATCAGTAAAAACCATATCAGCCTTAACGCCACCCATCAGCTTTTCAACGGTAGCCTTATCAGTCGAGTCGCCACACAAAAGCCTATGCTCGCCCAGTTCATACAAATCGCCAAGTTTAGACACCGGGTCTTTAGGCACCTCTGGCACTTCATCTTCAATTTCTTCTTTGTCGGTGTGGTCTTGGCTAAACTCTTTTTCGACCTCGTCAAGATCAATACCGGGCAATGAAAAGCCGTCTTTTAAATCACCAAAATCAAGGCCTGCGTTGTGTGCAAATTCAGCCAAACCACCGGGCGTAATCTTGCCGTAAGTGCTAGCTAGACTTAACAAAATCTTATTGGCCTCTTTATAGGTTTTAGCCTTAATTCGATTAACCGGGACCGCAGGCACCGCATACCCTTTTTGTTCAACGTATTGTAATAACCGAAGGCGTTGTGTGCCCCCTAAACTACATAAAGCGCCGGCCGTGCCGTAGTGACCCTTGTCATCCACCCACACGTCGATAGGGTCAACAAAGCCGTTTTCAATCACGTTGGCTTCAAACTTAACAATGTCGTCTTGATGCAGGTCTTTTAAGTCGCCCTGAATGATTTTGATTTGGTGGTAAGGCACGCGGTCTTCAACAGTTGAGTTTATTTCGATTCTTTTCATGTCTCAGATCGAAACACTCGATTAAAGTTTAGTCAATAAAAGCCGATGAGTATATATAAGGCGGTCAACCTATGAAACTATTTAATTTTTTTCATGAAACCACGTCTGGCACGATCGGCACGTTCTTCGGCGCTAAGGCCCATGTCTTGAGCCAATTGATTGCCGGTTTCTTCGCGGTTTTGTTTAACGTTAGAGTCAGCTCTAGCACCCATAGGCTTAAACCCATCCATGAAACCAGTCTTGAGCTTATTCCAAGTGCTTTTTTCTTCTTCACCCATACAATAGAATTTCGGGTTTTTAAGCGCGTTTGTAAAGTCCTATTTTATACGTTCTTTTTGTATATCGCTAACTGCTCTAGTTTTGATGTGGTGATTGCGAGTGTTTTAAGATAACAACCTAAGAGTTGATCAGGCCCTTAGGTGGTTACGGTGTGTGTGCAATTCTTTTAATCCAAAATAAAATTTAAATCAAGCGGTGGTAATTCGTATTTATCACGGCAATCGTTTATTCGTTCTCTGTAGCGAAGGTAAAAGGTTTTAATGCCTATGGTGTGGCGCTCGGTGTGACATTCCCGGCACAAGGCATTGAGGTTTGTTAGTGAGTCATCGCCCCCTGAGCCTTTAGTTTTAAAGTGATCGGCGTCGGTTTGATCGTCACCGCAAATAAAGCAGGGTAAGGATTTAATCAATGATAGATTTTCGCGACTCTCAATGCGTGTGCGTTTATTAATAGTCATGGCCGTGTAGGTGCTTTCGTGTGGTCCAGAAAAGGGCTGACGAACAGTCTGGGCAATCAACTTGTGTAATTTTAGCGTTGTCTTTTTGTATTCCAAGTCTGTTGTACTGGCTATTGACGTGTTTATTATTACAAGCTTGTGACGTGCAAAAGGCCCTGGGCCTGGTTTCTGGCTTTGGTGCCGGCTTAGTTACAAATTCGTCGTATTTAGTATGCTGATTATATGAAGATTTAAGTTCGATCATTGTAAAGTTTACCCACCAGAAATCCGTAGAGTCAATTACCATGCCAAAGAGTGCCGGGGTGGGGCAATCCTCCTTGATGTCTCATCCCGGTTCTCACCTAAAGACATCTATTGACATCTTGCGTTATTGTGCTATTCTAATGGTTACAAAGGCGGTCAAACCTATGAACTACAATGTATATCTAAAAATGTTTCAGATGTTAAAAGCCAAGGGCATGACAAAATTAGAGGCTCTTTCCTGTTTATCTTTTGAAGGCGATCAGATACTAGACGACGTTGAACTAAAGGCGGCGCTTGAAGATGTTTACGGCGGTGATTAAACGTGAGTGAGACAGAAAAGCAGCGTGATTTTAACGTCTACATTGAAAACGACCGATATTACGTTAGGGCCTATGTGACAGTCTATTTTAGACGAGTTGACGCAGGGTTTGACCATGAGTTTGGATTTAGACAGGAATGGGAATGGGAACCGTATCAGGTTATTATTGAGTCGGTTAGAAACCCCGAGACTGGCGAAGAGTGGGGCAAGGTTCCTAAGGACTTAGAAGAGTTAATTGAAAATAAAGCGATTATTGAAGCTAATGAAATAGGACTTTAATCCCAGCGGGTTTGGGCTATCATGTTGGTTTGACCGCCTCATAACTGCTCATTCCCGCTCGGGGTTATTTACTGTGGACCACCCATTTCTAACGTTTCTAGCATGGTTGTGCGCCTTTTTAGGGGCCGTCCTAGTGTGCTTTGTACTGATCGTTTTACTCTTGAGTGTGCTATCAATTTGATACGCTGCGTTGACTTATCTTAAATGATCTGTCATACTTATTATATAAGGCGGTCAAATCTTATGAAATATTTAATTTGTACAATGTTTTTAATCTTAACGGCTTGTGGGTCATCTGACAAAACGTATGACTCAGATACAGGCTACCCAATTACACAACAATATGGGCGTCAAATTATGGTGGACTTTGTAGATCAAAATTGTGGTGGTAACTATGATTTGGTTTGCGAAGATTTGTATCGTAGGTTTTTTGGCGACAAACTTATCGAGTTTTATAACAAGCCGGCCAGTGCTTTAAAAATCATCGACCTAGACCCTGATCTTGCCTCAGACACTAAGCGCTTTGAGGACTACGTTCGCAATTACTGACGCTTATTGTTAAGTTTGACAATCTGTGCGACGATATGTCTATGGGGGTGACCTATGGATGTTATTCACAATAAAATTTTACAAGCTCTTATAAACGCAGGCGTTAAAGTTAAGGGTGTGTCTGAAACAGAGGACGGTATATTCATTAGCATTTCAGACTCAGGCACCAAATACCGTGTGTTTTGCGCTAAAGAAACGCCTATGCCATTAAAACTAGTTAAAGAAGCCGAGCTTTATAATTTAGAATATTAAAAAACGCCAAAAGGCCAAGAAGAGTGTCGAAACTAAAGTCAATGACCGTTAATTTTTCTCTTTTCGACCTCAAGGCATTAACTGATCATATCTAATTTGAATGGGTTTGTCTGACCCAACCGCCACTTGCATTGTACTTAAAACTTGGTTCCACTCCATATTGGGCCAGATGCTTGAACATAATTGCATTAACTCAATGTGCGTGAATGTCCTGACATGACCAAGCTCTCTGTTGCGCCAATCAGACATGCCGCCGCCCATACATCCAAACGGAGTCGAAATCATAACCCCATTGGCCGGCACCTTAGATGCCCAGTGCTGTAGTGTGGCCTTAGTGTCCCAAAGATGTTCAATCACTTCAAAACAAACAAATATATTAAACGTGTTTAGTTTCTTAACGTCGTGTTTTTTTAACAAATCCTCAACAGTCTGACTCACTTGCTTATTAACGTTTTCAAACCGATAGCCAAAGTCTAAACCACAAGCATCTAGATATTTAAGTACTGAAAAGTTACCTGGGCAAAACTCATACACGTTAACGTTAAAGCCCATTTTAATAATATCTTGAACGAAGTATTTTAAGATCGTAATGCGCGGGTAATAACGAAGGTCACGACCAATATCAAGACCATTCAACGGTTCAAATTCATCTGGATCTCTAGAGTAATCGAATACCGTCCAAACCTTAGCTAACAAATCACGTTTTAGATTAACCGCTCTGACCGGCGGGTTTATTTTATACCAGGCCGGCATACTCTCAAGCATTTGAAGAGCAAAGATTAACTCGTCAGCAACAATCATGTGCTCAACCGCATCTAGGTAAACGTCAGCGTCAAAGTAGTAGGGCCGGCCTAGGTTAGTCGCACTCATCTCTTCGTATTGTTTTTTAAATTGCATCACTAACCCCTGTTGTTAAAACTTTTACCCGGGAAGCGCAGGCTCATTAGGTCGGAATCCCCCTACCCCCTTAACTAAAAGTTAGTCAAGAGATCCCTCTTTTACCCTCTCGCTTGGCTCGCCCGCCTCTGACTATAGTTTCTCTTTAGCACGTCTTGTGCAAGGTGGACTTAGCATGTCAGTCGCACACGGATTCGATATACCGTGCCCCCATATCTTGCCACAACTACACGGCTTAACCGTGGGTACAACTACAAACTGCAATACTAGCTATTGTAATTGTTTCATCACTCACAACAGAGTCGATGGAACTGATACGTTTTTGGCTACCCTGGAATTATTTACAACCTTGTCTGTTATTATTTCAACTACTTGATTTATTTTAACCATAGCGTTAAGACCAAAGCCTCAAAAGGTAGGTGTGTATGAAATTAGCGGGTGCGCTTTGTGCTGTTCAAAAAGAATTAAGGCCAATATTAAAGAATGCTGAAAACCCCCACTTTAGGTCAAGCTATGTCGACCTAGCCGGTGTTTGTGACGTTGTCTTACCGCTACTATCTAAACATGGGTTGTCTGTTGCCCAAGTTGGTAAAATCATCGATACACGGTTTGTCTTAGTCACGCGCCTCTATCTAGGTGAAGAGTCTATTGAGTCTGAGTGGCCAGTCATATCAGATAAACAAACCCCGCAAGCCATCGGGTCCGCCGTTACATACGCCAGACGTTATTCTTTAATGGCTTTGGTTGGTGCTAGCTCAACAGACGACGACGACGGCAATGAAGCTTCATCACGAGAAGTGGTTAAAACGCCAAGTGTGCCGATAGCAGCGCGTTATGCCCCGCCCGCTCAAGTTGTTTTGCCGGCTCCAGATGAGTCGCTTATAAACCGAATAAACGCTATGGCTAAACGTAAGAACGTATCAAATGCAGACCTTAAAAAAATGATTGAAAACCTTGGTAAAAAGAAATCAACGGAGTGTAGCCCCGAAGAGCTTGGGTCAATTCTAGCTTTTTTAGAAAATAAGTAAAAGGGGGATAAAAAATGAAAAATTTAGGCGTGCAGTGCGTAGTTTTACAAAGAGGATGGGTTGTTATTGGCTATCTAGAAAAGAACAAAGAAATGTATTCGCTAAAAAAAGCAAGTGTCGTTCGTAATTGGGGTACGACAAAAGGGCTTGGTGAATTGATTAAATCGGGGCCACTTAGCAATACGAAACTTGACCCAACAAACGGTACAGTAAGATTTCATGAATTAACTGTTGTTATGCGAGTGAAATGTGATGAGGCGTTATGGTCAAAGCATCTAGCTTAGGCGAAGATAGTCAAACTATTGGATTAAATAACGGCGACGGCAACGGCTACGCCAACGGCGACGGAAACGGCTACGGCTACGGCAACGCCAACGGCAACGGCGACGGCAACGGCAACGGCGACGGCTACGGCTACGGCAACGGCTACGGCTACGGCTACGGCTACGGCAACGCCAGCGGCGACGGCAACGGCTACGGCTACGGCTACGGCTACGGCAACGGCGACGGCAACGGCTACGGCGGGTAGTTATGGGTCCAAATAATCTGACTGAGTTTTTCTTAGGGTTTTTTAATCTAGTTATAATGCTCGCCTATGTCGGGTTTTTA